AGTCATGGCTTAACTCTAATTATTAGAGCAAAAGTAAATTTGCGCATCATGTTTAATACATAACGCGCAAATCTGTTAATTATAGTCTGTTTGAAAGTTCATCATTGTAAGTCAATAAGCCCTCGGTTACAGCTGTTTCGAGTAATGGACTTATTTTTTGAGTCTTTTCAGCTATAAAAACAATTTGATATTTAGCCCGTGTTATAGCCACATATAATTTATTAAATGATGAGTAATTAATGAAGTGCAGAGATTCTCCAGTATAAGTCGATTGTTCAGGGAATTTGTCAGAATCAGCACCAACAATCACTACGACTGAAAATTCCAAACCACCTATATAATCCATCCCTCCTATTACATAAAGGTTGTTTGTGGCTGCAGCTTCTACAGCTAAATTATCACCACGCCTTTCAATTGATATATATTCCTTATCATTTGATTCAGCAAAATTTTTTAATTCCTTAAAGACTTGATCTGTACATGGGACTATTAAAACATCACTTNTTGAAATATCTAATTCTTGAGCAATATGATCAACAAAAGAGAAAGATGCTCTGTAAACTTCAGAAGCATTTTGTTTGGTTATTATATATGGGACACAGCATTTATCCTCAATCAAAGATGTATGGCCAGTCATCGATTCTGCCAAAGGATTTTCTAACTCCTGAAATAATGTAGCCCCAGATGCTAAAACACAACTTGCTAGATTTATGATATGTTCAGAAGAACGAAATACAGCACTTAAACCATGCTCATTTGCTAAGTTGGCATCAAGTTCTTTGGCTACATCTTCTTTGGTTATAGTCGTATCTCCGGTTGCTTGACTTCGATCCATTGTAAATACAATATGATTAGAGTTGGGTTTGAGGAGATTATGGAATAAACTTAGCTCATTAATATTAAAAAGATGTGTCTCATCAATATACATAATATCAAACCCAGCGGTCATTCTACGCCTTTTCCATATCGGAGTTGACGTTTCTTTAAGCGCGGATAGAGTAATGTCGTCACTATCAAACAAGTTTAATGCTATAAGTTTTTCTTGATATTTATTGTAAATCGAGAATATAGTTTTAAAATCATCATCGTTCTCTATTGGGATGATATTTTTGGTCCTGGGAAGTGACATATAGGTCTTAAGATCATCACCAGCACGACCTTTAATATACGTTGATATTTCCTCTTGGAGTAATATAGATATGCCCCAGGGATCGTTATTGCCAAAGAACTTCTTAAGTTTAGGCGAAATGAAATTAAGTGAACCAGCATAATCCTTGATGAAAAAATCCTCTAGTGCTTCATTTATGTAAAGTAGTTGCAACTGTTTTGACTCTAATGCATCACTATCAAGATATTCAGTTGCAGATATTCTATTACCTAAATTATTTATGCACCATTCTTGTAGAGTAGTAACTTCAATTGACTGTAATTTACCAGAGTTAATGAACTCATCTCCACCGTTAGACGCTATTAAATTTTCAATGTTATTTTTAGTCGCTATGCTGTGAGTTATGAAGATCGCTCGAAGTTGGTTGTCCGTTTTTTTGGCATTTTTGAGTTGAACAACAGATCTCAGGATTAAGCTTAATGTTTTTCCTGTTCCTGCAGCTCCTTTAAGAATGTCTGGCCCAAAGCTTTCGCTGAAAACAAATTTCTTTTGGCTTTCTGTTAGGTTTTTTGTCCAGTAATCTAAGCCCATATGAGGATTGTTTAAATTCCCCGCTTCATGAATCTCGCTAACACTTAAATAAGAACTTGATGGGTCTGATTGGTTTTCAGAACTTTTAAATAAAGTGAGGGGGTCTATTTCCAAAAATCCTTCTTTTGCCTTTCGGAAATTAGCTAGCTTGGGTTCGTTCTCAGCTGTATCATACCCATCTTGAAAAATTAAGAAGCTACTTTCATTCCTTTTTTCTTGCCTTTCCTTATCCGGAGATTTATCAAGTATTACTTTATAAGATTTTCCAGTGGTAAATGAGAGCGGTAAAAGGGCAATTAATGATGTACCATTAATTATTTTTTCGCAGGGACTATGACCAATTTTATCCCATAGCTTAATAGCTAATCTACACGATTTTTGAAGAATGGTAACAACTTCACTACTACTCCTTTGAAAACCATTAAATGTAGTGGTATCGAATATCAACAGGTTTTTCTTATTTGGGTTTTTACTTAAAATATAAATTCCGGAGTTTATAGACAAGGCTTTAATGTCTAAACTGAAGTCGGATATTTTACCATCTTTTAATAAGCGTGCCAAAATTTGGCCCTTGTCGTAATCTGCAGACTGAAGCATCCTTTCCGATACTATTTTCCGCGCTGCATTACTTTCTATAGCAATAAAGTTCATTATTTGGCATCCATTATTGTTGTTAATAATTTACTATGGTGATTTGCAACGCCAACCCTAACGAAATTATTAGTAAAACGCTGCATAAGTAATTCAATAAATGGTGACTTGAGTTGGCCTACAATACTGCAAAACTTATTTGTTACATTTATGTTTAGGCCTGCATAATTTTCACCATTATCTAGTTCAATACCATTTGGTATTTTTTTTGCTAAGGAGATGTTCAATTCATAAATTTCTCTTAGGTTGACAATAACAGAATTGTAACCATCAACATTATCAATAAAAAAATAGTCAGGGTTTTTATTTTCGATTATATCTTTGAGGGCCTTTTCACATTCATCTCGAAAATGGATAATAATTTTTTCATATGCTGAGTTTTCATCTAAGCAGTTTATTTTAGTTTGAAGTGAATCTAGGCGTGTTAATTCCCTGTTATTTAGTAAATTCTTTTCTTTTATTACGGCGTATATCCTGTGATAACCATAGGTTGTAACATTGAGTTCTGAGAAAGATGCTTTTTCAAGAAGCTCACGAAATTGTTTTTTTAAGTTTTTAAAAACTTGCTTTTTTACTATTGGTTGTAATTCTTTATCTCTCCAGATGCTGAATGGAACTGCTGGAATAAAATTGTAAAACTTAACCTTTTCTTTATTTGCAATATCACATCTTGCGGTGATCACAAGACCTAAAGTTTCATTGTTAGGGTAAGAGGCTGAGTAAGCACAATTAAAAATTGTCCCTTGGGTTAAAGTCCTATCATCCGTAACATCAACCATGTCACGTTGCATAAAATCTCCTTATTTTGAATATCAGAGCCCTAAACTATAAGTGCTTTATCATCAATCCTTCGACTTGGATTCTGATGAAATGTACTTATGGTTTCTTATCTATTATATATACATACGATGAATAATTATCAATAACATTTCATTATAAGTTTTGGTTGTTTCATGGATGCCTTGAATGTAGCTACCGTTGCTTTTGTCAATGGAATTTTTATGATTGTTTGATTTAAAGCAATAAATTTAATGTAACTGTATGATTTTTATTGGGGTGGCGTGCTCATTTATTGGAAAGCTATGTTCTCCATAACATTAGTGCACGTTGTGCTTCGATGATGTTTTTTTATTTGATATGGACTATCCATAACGAACGCTAATCAAATTGACTAAATTCTCCTAACCCAGCTATACAAAAGATTTAGATACTTCTACTAATTGACTGGGAAACATCCTAGTGAGTTAAATGTGAAAATTAGTGGTTGTTATTGAACTTATTTGCACAAAATTGCAAATGATCTATCGATATCGATATTCCGTGTATTGCGCCACAGTAGGTATGCAGCTCTGATTCTAAGCATGCACGAAAAAAGGAAGGATAGTTGCGCGCAGGTGACGGGGGGCAAGCCCCCGCAAGCGGGTCAGGGTAGGGAAGGCGGCAGAATACGGAATTTGACGGTTTCTGCGTCACGGTGAGCGGTCGTTTTGGTTGGAGGCATGCCCTTTGCTGGGAAAAAGCAGCGACGCGCAGAGGGGCGCTGATGCGGGATTTTTTAAGCAGAAAAGATGAGGCCAGCGAAAACGCTGGCCTGTTATAGATGGCTGATGTTGTTTAAAGAAACTGAATTTTTCTGGCGGTTATTTCTCAGGGGTAAGCAACGCGTAAGGGTTAAAGCGGATCACTTCTTCTCCGATCCACTCGTTCACCACCTTCAGCGCCTCCATTACGGGCGTCAGCTCGTTGATAGCGTAGACCCGGGCGGCTTTCTCGATATCCCCAAATGATCCGTTTCCCTCTGGCATGGCGCCCATCAGCTGCGGCGGGATACGGTGCGCTGCGAGTATGTCGTCCCGGGTGGCGTTCTTAATGTTGATAAACTCATCTTTCGCCGTGATCTGCTGGAAGGGGAGGATTTGCACGCCGTCTTTGCCGCCGCCTGGCGCATGCAGCAGCAGGTTTTTAAATGCCCCTTTACCGCGCGCACCGGTCAACGTCTCTTTGACTGCCTTCATGCTTTTATCGTCAATTTGTCCAGCGCCAATATACACAATGCATCCAGCATGCGATCCGTTGTCGTAGTAAAGCTTACGGAACATGTCAGCGGAGTGGGCCAGGCTGGCGGCCAGCAGTGCTGCCATATATTCCGGCATACCGTAGACCTCCTGATTGATATCAGGATTCAGAACGTGACATACCGTTCCTGATTTGAACGTGTGCTCTTCTTTCCAGCGCCGGATAAACCAGTATTGATCGAGATCTGTGCTCCCACGCCGGGTGTACTTCGCAAGAGAGTGTTTGAAGGGAAGCGGGCCGCCCAGGCGATTACGCGGCAATTCGAGATAGGCATTGCCAAACGTGAACCAGTCCAGCGCAAACGCGGAAAAGGTCTGGCGATTGAGCAGTTTGTGCGGGATAAAACAGCCGGTGAGCACATTACGTTTGAAATACAACGCCGACTCATGCCAGGCGCTCTGACGCGGAGCTTTAGCCAGTCCGTAAAAGTCTACTGGCGTCTCATAGTATCGCCCGTTGTCCATGCAATAGAGATTGTCCAGCAAATCGGCCATATCCCGCACGGGATAAGGGCCGTCAAAGCTGAACGCTGTCAACGCGGGATCGGCCTTCAGTGACTCCGCAATGTCAGAACCGACGGTGCTGGTTATCGGCTTTTTACCGTATTTCTTTTTCACAGTTACCATCCCATTGCGAAACCACCGCCGCCACTTTCCTGGCCCAACGGTTCATTGATAATCGAAAGCATGGTTGCCCACGCCATATCGCCATGGCTTACGCCGCGCGACCGGTCAGTTTCGTAAGTGATGAAACCGCCGGGCGTAACAACTTTGCGAACAGCGTTGAAGGCTCTGACCAGACCCTGCTCGCTGCGGTCATATTCCCAGCGGCCGGCGCGTATAACCTGCAACATTTTGAGGACTAGGGCGCGCTTGGAAGAGAGGCTCATCTGGTAGCAAATAGCCGCCGGGAACCAGTTTTTAACAATCTGCCATACCGCCTCCCCGACGCCTTGACCGTCAATGGCGATGTGAGTGACGTTGTAGCGCTCGGCTGCCTCTTTGATGACCGCCGCCTGCTGCTCAAACTCAAGTCCCCGCAGTTGCTTCAATTCAACCGTGCGAAACCGGCCGCCGGCCACAAGGGGAGGGACCGTCACGGACAGAGCACCGGCATCACCATTGCCGCTGCCGCCGTTGGCGTCGTAGCCCAGCCACACCTCACGTTGGCCCATAGGGCGACTGGCGAACGGTTTCCAGTCGGGCCAGTCGTCATACCCGTCAGCGCCGCACCCCAGTAACTGGCTAAGATTGAACGCGCTTTCGCCGTCTTTGACGAACTCGCACATGTACAGGTTTTCAAATTCATCGGGGCTGTTTTCGTCCCTGATTTCATCAATGTCGGTGTAGTCCCAGCCGTTGTTGATAGCGTCCTGAATAGTGACGATCTGCCGCCACGTTTTATCCGGGTAAAGCACGCCGCTATGGGTTTTCTTCCATGAAACGTCAAAGTCAACGCGCTGCGCTTTAGGCCGTTTCGCATTCCATCGATCGCCGGTCCAGAACTGATAGGCTTCATGGCTTTCGCTGGATGGCGTGGAGAAATACGTACGCGTTAAGCCTTTGAGCGTTGCCATAGCGCCGGCAACCTTACGCAGATTGATAAAGTTACCGGTCCAGAAAAACTCATCAAATCGCAGGTGCCCCGTATAGGACTGCGCGGTCGCCGCCGACGTCCCGAGGAAATGCAGCTCCGCGCCGTTTGACAGCGTGATTTGCTCACCGCCTTTAAGTTCGACGTCCACCTCCTCAGCCGCTTTGCGGATAAAGTTGCGGAACTGTAGCGCCTGCTTGCGGGATGCTGACAGAAAAATTTGGTTGCGCTGGTAGTCGTGCTTAACGTCCGTTCTCAGTGCGCCCAGCAATGCCTCGCGTGCAAAGTACCAGGTTGCCCCGATCTGCCGCGATTTGAGGATCATCCGGTTACGCTGATCGCGCTGCTCATACCAGCCGCGCTGGTGCCATGCGAGAGAGTCGAGAATTTTTGAGCGCAACGCCTCGATCTGCTCCTCGGAGAAGTGATTTTTCTTCTTGCGACGACTGGTTTTTTTAACGCCGGTGGTAGTGGAGGCCTGCCCGGTATCCAGCTTTTTCAACTGCCGGGTTAACAGATCAATCTCTTTGAAATCGCCACTGGTTTTATTGTCTTTCGCGCTCAGCTGGCAGAGACGGGTGTCAATGGATTGCGTCACCCGTTTGATGGGCGTTGTGTCATCCCATGCGTCGCGCTTTTTCCACGAATAAACCGTGTTTGAGTTGATACCCATGAGTCGCGAAATTTCGGCGGGCGGGTAACCCTGCCAGTAGAGCTGCTTTGCCCTCAATCGAATATACGCATCCTGAATCATCACTTCCCCCTTTTGAGCAGGGAGATTACCTGCGCGCGATCCCCGCGGCTCGGGCTTTCAGGTCTGACCGTTCTCCGACAACAAAACCGCGTGGCGCCGGGCTTTTAGGCTCTGCGATGATGCAGCGACTGACATAAATCAACAGGATAAAACGACATGGCCAGCACGACTAAACCCGCCCGCAAAAAGTTTCGCGTTGCGGTTTCCGGCGCCACCGTTGACGGGCGCGAGATCCAGCCGCAGCACCTCCGCGATGCGGCGGCGAGCTACAACCCGGACGTTTACGGCGCTCGCGTAAACGTGGAGCACTATCTCTCCATGCTTCCTGACAGCAATTTTGGCGCCATGGGGGATGTTGTGGCATTAAGCGCGGAGGATATCACCGAAGGGCCGCTGGCCGGTCGTACGGCGCTCTATGCCGAGATCGACGCGTCGGCACGAATGAAGCAGCTCACCGATGAAGGAAAAAAAATCTATTCCAGTATTGAGCTGCATCCGCAGTTTGCCCTTAACGGCAAGGCGTATGTGGTCGGCCTGGCGATGACCGACACTCCGGCAAGTCTGGGGACTGAGCGCCTTAAATTTGCCGCGCAGCAGCGCGCGCAGGTGATGGCCTTCAATAACCAGCAGATCGAGGCGCCGCTGTTCTCTGATGCGCTTGAAGCTGAAGTGATCGAACTGGCCGCCCAGCGCAGCGAGGAGGGCGTCAACTGGTTCAACCGCGTGATGAACATCCTTGGCAAAGGCCAGAAAACCGACGATCAGCGTTTCAGTCAGTTGCATCAGGTTGTTGAAGCCGTTGCTCAATCTCAGGCAGACCAGATTGACCGGTTCAGTGCCCTGGAACAGGACCGCCAACAGGATAAAGCCACCATTCAGCAACTGACCAGCGAGCTTAACGAGCTGCGCGGTCAGCTTCAGCTCCAGCCCGCAGAAAATTACAGCGCACGACCGGCGGCAACCGGCAACAGCAGCGCGCAGCTTGCAGAATTCTAAGAGGTAAAAAATGGAAAACCTGACCCGCGAATTATTTGATAAGTACATTGTGCGCCAGGCACATCTGAACGGTGTCTCACCCTCAGCCGTTGCCAATCGTTTCAGCGTCGATCCGACTATCCAGCAAAAACTGGAACAGGCCGCCATGGAGTCGGATGACTTCATGAAGCTGGTTAACCACTTTGGGGTTAAAGAGCAGGAAGGGCAGAAAGTAAAAATCGGCAGTAAAGGGCCGATGGCGAGCACCAATAACAGCTCGGACGGCACCAACCGCCGTAACCCTGCACCGAACCATAACAAAGAGCCGCAGAACTACCACTGCCGCAAAACCAACTATGACTATGCGCTTTCGTATGCGGAGCTGGACGCGTGGGCCGGTCACCCTGAATTTCAGTCATTAATCAGTAATGCCATGGCCCGTCAGCTGGGGCTGGATCGCCAGATGATTGGCTTTAATGGCACGCATTACTCTGAAAACTCCGACCGTACGACCTATCCGTTATTGCAGGATTGCGGCGTTGGCTGGCTGCAAAAAATCCGCAATGAAGCGCCGCAGCGCATTATGCCGGGTATCACGCTGACCTCCCGTGATGAGAATAACGCGGTAATTGCGTCAGGCACCTACGGCAATATTGATGCCGCCGTGCTCGATGCACGTCACAGCCTTATGGATCCCTGGTTCCGCCGCGCTCCCGGTCTGGTGACTGTGCTCTCGTCCGATCTGCTGCTGAAAGTGAATCTGCCGAAAGTGAACGCGCTCAGCCAGACCAATCCGAATACCGAACTGCTGGCCGCGCAGCTCATTGTCAGCCAGGAAAAGATCGGCGGTCTGCCAACGGTCTTTGTCCCGGGTATTCCTGAAGATGTCGTGCTCATCACCAACCTGAAAAACCTCTCTGTGTACTACCAGAAAGGCTCCCTGCGCCGCTCTATCCGCGAAGAGCCGCATTACAACCGTGTAGCGACTTACCAGTCCAGCAATGACGACTATGTCATTGAAGAGTACGGCATGGTTGCCATGATCGACGGCGTGACATTCGCCTGATAATCCCCATCACATGGCGGGTAGCAAGCCCGCCCAGGAGAATGAACGCATGCTGACACCGGCACAAAGACATTTTCAGAAGGTCATGGCAGAGAGGCGAGGCTCCAGTGATGAGCGTGACGCGGAGACGCGCACCGCGCATGAGCAGATCCTCTTTCGCCTGCATATGCATAAATCTTCGCTAAGCCAAATCCAGTCCCGCCAGGCGAAGGCCGCTGTAAAGGCCAGCATCCTTCCTGAGTTTCAGGGATGGATTGACGGCACGATCGAGGGCGACAGCGGGCGCGCGGATCCGGTCATCACCACGCTGATGGTGTGGGCGGTGGACTGCTCCGACTATGCGCTGGCGCTGCGTATCGGGCGCTATGTCGTTAAGCATGGCCTGAGTATGCCGGATGACAACTATCGCCGCCCGGCACCCACGGTACTGGCCGAGGAAATCTGCAATCCCATTCTGAACCTCGCCACCACGGACGCCGGAGCCGATTTGTCAGGCTATATCGCCATGCTGGACGAGCTGGCCGAAATTGTGGCTGACAGTGATATGCCGGATGAGGTCCGCGCGAAGCTGTGCAAGGTGAGGGCGTTTTGCCGTCGCGACACGGAAGACGCGGAAACCAAAGGCGAAGCGCTGAAACTCTTCCGGGAAGCCATGAGCCTGAACCCGGGTGCAGGTGTGAAACGGGAGATCGCCTCTCTGGTCAGCGCGCTGAAGAAGGCGCCGCAGACCAGCACGGCGAGTGGTGATGCGGAAGATGAGCCTTCATCCAGCAATACAGCGGCAACCGAAACACCCGCAGCAGAAAAAACAACACGAACGCGCAAGCAGACGAAAACGGCGGCCGGCACCCAAAAAGCTACCCGCAAAACGGCGGCAAAAAAGACAACGAAAACCGCCGTCAAAGTAAACGCCTGAGCGTAATGAACTGGCCCCGCGCCACAGGCGGCGCGCCCGGCGATCTGCCCGTTATGCGGTCTTTTTACCGGGAGCCCACCGCCTGACCTACCGGAGAAACGACGATGAGTTTTATCGCACAGCGCCCCGTCAGACCTGCTGAGAGTGATGTGACGGACGTGAACGACGGCGGCGCACAGATTGCCGTCGGTACTTTCTGGCCGACGGTAAAACTCCACGATCTGCGCCTCGCGGCCCGCATCGCCGGTGATATTACGACTTCCCGATTGATGCATATGGCTACGGAGGCCGCGCTGCATGTCGCGGATCAACTGAAGGACTGGCGGAAGCAAAGGGAGGCGGAAGGCGCGGAATCGCTGGCTTCTGTACTGTTGACTTCCGCCGGTGAACCCGTCGAGCTGATTAACGGCGAAAGCGCAAAAGTTTACCGCTTCCGGCGTGCGGTCTACTCCTTCACGCGCGCCAGCGTACTGGAAGGTTACAGGGACGTCGGCACCACGCCAAAGGGCGACAAGGACGCGGAGGCTCTGGACAGGCAGATCGACGATCTCTGGCGGGATGGGCGCTGGAGTATCGCGGACATTCGGGAAGAAGCCCGGATCTATGCGGAGCTGTTCTGATGAAAGTCAGGGCGCTGCAAAACGACACGGTTGATCAGCTTTGCTGGCGTCATTACGGCAAAACCGCAGGTGTCACGGAGAAGGTGCTCGAAGCCAATCCGGGACTGAGCAACCAGATATTTTTGAATGCCGGGCAGGAGATCGAAATGCCCGTGATAACCAGCGAGGTGGAACGGGTAACCGTCCAGTTATGGGAATGACTCTGGATCGTATTAACGAATATTTTGCGTTTGCAACATCCGCCCTGGTGACCGGCGTGGGCGTCATGACCGTCAGCGAAAAACTGGCGCTGGCTGGCCTTCTTCTGGGGATTGTTTCCGCCGTCCGGCTTGCGATTCACCGCCGCCGCATTGAGCAGGCCAGCCAGCGCCGTAACGATTTGATCGAGCAGATTCTCCGCCAGGCGCAAACCCGCAACCTGTCGGACCGCGAGCGGCAGTTGCTGGAGCAACTGCACGGAGACAAACCTGCATGAAGAACATCATCAAAAAATGTTCGATTGCGGTGATAGTGGCTCTGGGCATTTCGCTGGCGCCCGGGAGCGTCAGAACATCGAAAGAAGGGCAGCAGAAAATTGCAGGTTGGGAAGACTGCCGCAGCACGCCTTATTACTGCACGGCGGGGGTGTTGACGGTTGGCATTGGCTCCACGGGCGGCGTGGAAAACCGCGAATATAGCAACCAGGAAATAGCGCGGCGCTGGATCAACGATCTGCAACGGGCGGAGAACTGCATCAATAACAATTTCCATGGTGCCGACATGCCGCAACTCACCTTTGAGGCTATGACGGATGCGGCCCTGAATCTGGGCTGCACTGGGCTGATGTGGTTCACCGATAAAAACGGACGCAAGCAGAGGACCACGATCTGGAAGCATGCCCAGGCCAGACAATGGCCGCAGATGTGCAACAGGCTGACTGATTTCGTCAATGTGGGCGGTAAGCGCTCCGCCGGCCTGGTTAACCGGCGCAATGATTTTAAAGCCTGGTGCCTGCTGGGCCTGAGTACGCCGTCATGAGGGCGGGCAGTGTGATTGTGATGCTTGTCCTTCTGGCTGCTGTCTGGTGGCAGACCGACCAGCTGAGCGAGGCCAGGACCCGCAACAAGTTGCTGACCGAAACGGCGACCGGTTACGACCAGATTATCCAGGAAGTGAAAGCGACCGCCATACAAACCCATAAGTTACTGGCAGAGGTGAAAGTCCGTGAGCAACAGCGTAATGCAGAAGGGGAGCGCCGACGTGAAGCAATGCAGGCTGCGTTCAATGGTGACGCGTGCGCTGTTACTCCTGTGCCTGACGCTGTCAGTCGCAGCCTGCAAAAACGCGCCGCCCGCGCCGGTCATTCAGCTGGTCCGTGAACCCGTCCCGGAGAGTCTGACCGAAGAGACACCACGCCCGGCGCTGGATAAGCCAGTGACCTGGGGCGCGGTGGCGATATTCAGCGACAGGCTGATGGATGCGCTTGATGCCTGCAATGCTGACAAAGCGGCGATCCGCCAGTGGGACAGCCTGCGCCAGAACACCCGAAAGGAGCCATAAATGCTGAAGATAAACACACTCCGCGCCGCCATAGAGAAAGCAAACACCTGGTGCCGGGCGAACCCGGAAGCCTGGACGGTGTTTGTTGAAGAGGGTGGCATTGAAACCACCGGTGAAACACCGTCTTTCATGTATCGCTATTCTCTGGTGCTGTTCGTCATGAACTACGCCGGGAGCATTGACGACTTCACGCTGCCGCTGATGGCCTGGCTCTGGTTTAATCAGCCCGATCTGCTGCTGAACCCGGATAAAAACCAGCAGATAAAATTCGCCACACTGATTAACAACGACGACACCGCCGATCTGATGTTTGACCTGCCGGTGCGTCAGCGGGTACTGGTTCAACTGGATGAAAACGGCGTGCCGTGCGCCGAGCATTTGCCGGAGCCGCGCCCGCGCGTGCTGGCCCCCCACGCCACAGGCTGGGGGCTGGTATTTGAAGGCATGCTTCAGGAGGCCGGAGCGTGAGCGATCGGATGTTCAGCGAGCTGGATCAGGTCTTTCAGGACATTCTCGACGGCGTCAGCCCGGCGGGGCGCACCCGTACTGCGCGCAAAATTGGTCTGGCATTGCGCCGTAGTCAACAACGCCGCATCGCATCACAGAAAAACCCGGACGGCAGGCGCTACACGGCACGCCGCCGCAAAGTTTACCGCACCCAGCAGGGGATCAAGTTCGTCTGGAATAATGAGGTCCGGGCGCTGAAAAACTGGCGGGGCGGGCGCGGTAAATATGGCCGGACAATCACGGGCTTTGATGAGAAACGCAGCGGTATACGCACCTTCTACCGGGCCGATATCGAGCGCTATCTGGAAATCAAAACGCAATCAGCGACGCAGACAGAGACAAAAAAAGCGCCGATGTTTACCCGCCTGCGCACCCTGCGTTTTATGAAAGTCAGACCGGACGCGGGCGGCGTCACCGTAGGATTTGATGGCATCGCCGCGCGCATTGCCCGTATTCACCAGTACGGCCTCCAGGATGAAGTTGGCCCGGGCGCTTACGCGCAGTACCCTGCGCGCGAACTGCTGGGCATGACCCCGGCAGACCTGATCGCTACGGAAAACGCCGTTATCAGCAGTCTGGGCGGTGTGTCATGAATGCCGAGCTGATGCGCCTGCTGGAAAACATTTTGCGCCAGGGCGTCGTGGAGCAAATCAGCGCCGACAAGAAAGCGGTGCGCGTTCGCTCCGGCAGGTTGCTGACCACCTGGATCCGCTGGAACGTCACCCGCGCAGGGGCATTCAGCATCTGGCTGCCGCCCTCGATAGGGGAGCAGGTCTGGATCGGTTGTCCGGGCGGCAACCCTGAAAACGCCTTTGTGATTGGCTCTGCATACAGCGCAGATAATCCGCCAACGGGCAGCAACCTGCTGGAAATCAGCATCACCGCACCGGATGGCGCGCGCCTGCATTACGACGCCGCCGCCGATGCCGGAGCACTGTCCGTGACCGGTATTAAAACCGCGCATATCCAGGCAGAGACCCGCGTCACGCTGGACACTCCGGAGGTGGAATGCACGGAACACCTCAAAACGCGCACTTTCGAACTGACCCACGGCGGTACGATGGCCGGTGATGTGTTCCATTCCGACGGCGTGTTGCAGTCAAACGGGATCACCGTACATGAACATAAACACGGTGGCGTACAGTCTGGTGGGAGTACTACAGGAGGCCCGCAGTGACAGCCAGTTACACGGGGATGAACCCGGAAGGCACCGGTTCGCTGACCGATCACGATCAGCTCTGGCAGTCTGTGACAAAAATCCTCACCACGCCAACAGGCTCCCGTGTGATGCGCCGGGACTTTGGCAGCGTGGTACCTGATTTACTCGATGCGCCACAGAACACCGTCACCCGCATGCAGCTGATGGGCGCCACCGCTATTGCGCTGGCGCAGTGGGAGCCGCGGATCAGTCTGACCACCGTCAATGTGGTGTTTTCAGAAACAGGCGCGGTGACTGCTGAACTGGCCGGCACTATCACGGAAACCATGACAGATACCAGCAACACCATCAGGTTAAGGAGCTAGCGTGCAAACGTCCGTCGATTTATCTCAGATCCCGCAGCCTGATATCGTCGAGGTGCCGGATTTTGAAACGGTGCTGGCTGATATCCGGGCGCTTATCGTGGCGGCCATGCCTGCGGAACTTCAGGCTTCTGTGTCTGCTGCGCTGTTGCTTGAATCTGAACCGATGGCCGCGCTGGCTCAGGCATTCACCTATCGCGAGATCAATCTGCTGCAACGTATCAATGAAGCCGTGCGCGCGGTGCTGCTTTCCAGCGCCCTGGGGGCGGATCTCGATCAGGTCGCGGGTAATTTTGACACTGAACGTCTGCTGATTACTGAAGCCACCGACGAGGCAGACGCCGTATACGAAAGCGACGAAGAGTTGCGCGCCCGCGCGCTGCTCTCATGGGCGCGCCTGAGCACGGCGGGTGCCCGTAATGCCTATCACTATTTTGCGCGCGGGGCTGATGCGGATGTGCTCGACGTGCGCGCCTATGGCCCTGAAACACATAACCAGGAGGGCCGCGTTTTCCTCTACGTGCTGTCACGCACCGGGGATGGAACCGCCCCGCAGGCGCTGCTCGATAAAGTCCTGGCAGCGGTGAACCCGGAGGACGTGCGCCCGATTACGGATTATGTGGCTGATTATGTCCGTTCCGCCGTGATTGTGAATTATCAGGTGGTTGCTGACATTTACGTCCCTTACGGCGTGGACACCGCCACGGTGCTGGAAAAAGCCACCGCAGCACTGAACGAATACACCGCCTCTGTGCATCTTATCAACGCCACCGCTGCACGGTCGGGCATAGACGGGGCGCTGCATCAGGACGGCGTTGTTACCGTCGATTTGCATTCACCGGCCGCCGACGTCGTTGCGACGATGGGCGAAGCGCCTCATTGCACCTCTGTGAAAATCAATCTTGTGGTGATGGACTATGACCGCTAATTATCCCGCCAGCATTCTGCCACCCAACGCCACCGCCGTGGAACGGGCCATAGACAGGGCCAGCGCCGCCGCACTGGAGAGGTTGCCGGTATATCTGATCCGTTGGGTTAAAGATCCGGACAGTTGCCCGCTGGCGCTGCTGCCGTGGCTGGCGTGGGAATATCAGGTTGATACCTGGAATATTAACTGGTCAGAACAAAAGAAACGCGATGCGATCAAGCGCGCCCACTACATCCACCGCCATCGTGGTACGGTCGCCGCCGTCCGTCATGCCCTGGTGGACAGTCCTTTCGGGACGGATATTGTTGAATGGTTCAATCAGAACCCGAAAGGGGATCCGTATACCTTTCGCCTGAACGTGTATCAGAACGATTTGCCGGTGACGGAATACGACCAGCAGGATCTAAAACTGGCGGTGCTGCGCGCCAGGAATCTGCGCAGCTGGTTTTCCGTTCATGTATTTGGCCGACTTCAGGGAACCTCGTATGCGGCCGGTTACATGTACGCCACGGAGAAAATCACGCCGCGCTTTGTCCCGTTGCAGGTGGTTTTATCCCGCTACGAGCTGAATCTGGCCCCCGGGGACGCGGAAACGGTCACGGTGACAATTCTCCCCGAATACGCGGAAGATAAAACCTTTACGGTAACTACATCGGATCAAACAATCGCGACCGCCCGGATAGTAAACGGCGATATTCTGGTTACGGGCATGAAGCGAGGTACCTGTTCGGTCACCGTTACGACGACTAATGGCGTCAGTGCGGTGATAAGCATAAAAGTGGTCGCGGTAATGAAGTTCATTACCCGCATCGACAGTGCAACCAGGCCAATATTCTTTGCTCATATGGACGAGGGTTTCACGGTTGACTATGGCGACGGCATTGACAGCCGGGATTACCGTTTCGATCCCGCCAGTGAAGCTTCAGGTTGGGTTATTCCTACACGTGAATTAGTACAGGGAAAGGAATACACCATCACGGTTAAGAACACGGAAACTGCCTGTCTGCGCAGCCGTTTATCTAACTATTCTTCGAAACTGAACCCTGTTGTGGAATTGATTAGTGTTACAGGGGAAAGAGGTCATCTTTCAGGGTTCGCTTTGGATACCACCGGATTAATGGCTATTCGTCCCGGAGCATTTGACGATTTGCCAAACGTGAATAACTGCAAAAATATTTTTACCAACTGCTCGTCGCTTACAGGTATTCCGGCATCGTTGTTTTCTCGCATGAAGATAGAGGATTTTTCAGACGCATTCAGAGGGTGTACATCGCTTACTGAGGTTCCATCGGGGCTATTTGCAAACCAGCCCGATGTGATCGACTTCTCATCGGTATTTGCAGGCTGCACCGGCCTGATCAGTATCGGCAATAATCTGTTCCACAGCTGTGTATCTGCGGTGAATTTCAGTTACGCGTTTGATGGTTGCTCAATGCTTGCAAATATCGGCACGGGAATATTTACAGGATGCGGTTCAGCAGGGACATTCTCTTATAGCTTCAGGGCGTGTAAAAATCTTCTTGTCTTGCCTGCTGATATGTTTGCGGATGTTCCGGGCGGCGCATTCACCGGCGTATTCCAGAATTGCACGGCACTGACGGCAATTCCCGCCAACCTGTTTAAAACATGTTCTGAAGCGAATCATTTTGGCGGTGCATTCACTGGCTGTTCGCAGCTTCTTTCTGTTCCTGCCGGTCTGTTTGCTGGTCTGTCGAAAGTGACCTATTTCGGCACGGTCTTTTCTGGTTGCAGTTCGCTGAAAACGGTCGGCGCGGGTTTATTTGCCGGGTGCAGCCAGGCGCAGACATTCGCCTCTGCATTTTACAGCTGCCGCTCTCTTGAAACTGTAGCGAAAGATATTTTCAGCGGCTGCGTAGAGGTGACGACCTTTGCCAGTACGTTTTATGGGTGCAGTAGCCTGACGGCGCTCCCGTCTTTTACTGACTGCGCGAAAGTCACCACTTTCTCATACGCTTTTGCTAACTGTGGATCGCTCACGAAAATTGATGCTGATGCTTTTGCTGAGAAAGCGCTGGTAACGACATTCACATACGCTTTTGTAAACTGTACTTCGCTGGTATCTGTGGGGGACGGCGCATTTCGGGGATGTAGCGCGTTAACCAGCCTGGGCTATACGTTTTCAGGTTGCCGCTCTCTGGTTTCTCTCGCGGGAGATATGTTTGCCGGTTGCGCCAAAGTGACAGCCGTCGATTTCTTGTTCGAAAAGTGCTCCGCGCTGGCTGGACTGCCAAAACAACTATTCAGCGACATGGTGTCCCTGAAAGGCATGGGATCGACATTCCGGGATTGCACTGCACTGATCGCGCTACCATCCGGCCTGCTTGATGGTTGCATCAATCTCACTTCGTTAACGCTGACATTCTCGGGTTGTACCTCACTGGCGGTATTGCCCGGCGATTTGCTGAAAAACAACATTCTGCTGTCCGGTGCCGGATCGACGTTCTACGGTTGCACCTCACTGGTAAATATTCCGCCGACGCTGTTCGCGTCCTGCTCGCTTATTACCTCGTTTGGCGCCACGTTCCAGAATACCGGCGTGGAGGAAATACCGGAAAACCTGTTCAGCGGCAACCCGCTGGTGACCTCTTACGGCCAGACTTTCAGGGGCTGTAAAAACCTGCGCTCAGTGCCAGCCGGTCTTTTTGCCGCCAGCATAAGTGCCACGGTATTCACGAATGTCTTTTCGGAATGTAGTGCGCTGGAAGTCGTCGGGGCGGGATTACTCAACACCACGGCGGTAACGACGGTGGGTTATCTGTTTGACGGCTGCGCGTCATTACGCAGCGACGTTAACACGATATTTAATCTTGCGAGTTACCCGCAGATTGTCACCACTACGGCAATATTCAGAAGCTGCGCATTACTGGCCGGCAAAGGCCTGGTATTTATGGGCAAGGTGCCGAACGTCACCGCGCACTATTACGCGTTTTATGCCTGTGCAGGTCTGGACGATTACGACGATTTACCCGGCAACTGGATAACGAATAAATTATGAAAACATTTAATCAATTAAAAAGCCTGATCGACTTTTGCCAGACAGATGCGTTTTTCCTTGAGCACCTGAACCGGCTTCAGAGCGCTGGCGTGATTTATCTTGATGAAGGCGATATCGATGCTGACCGCAAGACCGTGAGTGATGATTTTTATGATCGCCTTGCCAGTGTGTACGGCATTGAGCCAGAAACAAAAAATGAGGAGGCATAATGGCCACGGGACTGACACTAACAACGGCGGGCGCCGCCGAAATCGAGGCCGCGTATCAGGCGGGGGAGGTTGTGCATATTACCTCCGCGCTGATCGGCGATGGTGGCGGCGTGACATTGCCGACTGATCCCGATGAGCTGGCGGCGGTCACGGCGCTTTTTGGTCAGTTTGGCCGTGAAACCTTTGATTCTGATTCAAGCTATGAAGGGTTTATCAGCGGTCAGATCGTTATCAACTGCCAGGATTATCCGGGTAAAACGCTCAGAGAAGCGGGGCTGGTCAGTGCTAAGGGTACACTCATTGCTTACGGCACATACCCGGCGACATACCTCCCGGCGCAATCGGATTCCATTATCAAAGAGATCATTCTGACGCTGGTGTTGACGCTGACGCACAGCTCAAACGTGCAGCTTGTTATCGATCCGGCGCTTGCCACACTCACGCAGGAAACAGGTGATAAACGCTATCTGCGGCGAGCACAAAATCTTTCTGATTTAAACGATCCCAAAGAGGCCAGGGATAATCTTGAACTGGGTAACTCAGCTACGCGGGACGTGGGCACCGAGACGGGAATGGTAGCTGCGGGGGATGACTCGCGGATCACCGGTGCACTTCAGAAAGAGAATAATCTTTCCGATCTGAGCGATACATCCGAAGCCCTGAAGGCGCTGGGACTCAACAGCGACGGAGCGGCCTATAGGGCAATTGTTGACGCTATTTTTTACGTTGGGATCGTTATCTCAGGTGAGCAAAGCCCGGCTGAGCGGTTCTCCTGGCAGACATGGGCTGATTTAAGCGAAACATTTGCTGACAGGGTTGTCAGGGTTGGTTTTCAGTATGGCGTAACCGGCGGCAGTAACAAGGTAAAACTCGAAGCTGATAATCTCCCCCCACACTGGCACCGTTCAGGAGACAGGTCTCCGGGGGCAACGTGGGATCCTAATACAACTCATGGCACAGATAACCAGAAAAGCGGCCCGCTGGCGCTTACGGAGGGAACCTATATTGATGCGTTAGGCCAGGTGGAGTCCGCAAACAAAGAGATAGATGTGACTAACGAATATGTCACACTACGCATGTGGATACGCACGGTATAATCGTTTTAATACGTCAAATTAGAGTAGGCAGAACCCTTATACTGCGTATGATTACAGATGTTGGACTATCAAGAAAGGAAAGACATTCTAATGTCTATAGATTATAGTCTGTATAATGAATTCAACTGAATGAATTTAAGGGGACTCAGATGCCTTGGAAAAATCTAGCTCGTACTGCCATATATTCTAGCAATGAAAAATCACCAGATAGTATCTGGAAGACGGTGGACGGTATTGATATTGAATTTATAGGTGCTTTTCTTACAGCACATCTTAGTCTAGAAAAATATATCACTGATTATTTGCGATTGAAATATCCAAATTTATGTTGGGATGATGCAAGGTTAACTTTTTCCCAGAAAATAGCATTGCTCCAGAATGAGCCTGCTAAGCCACCATACAATGAGATTTTCATTAAAATTAAAGACTTCAATAATATTAGAAATAAAATAAGTCATAATCTTAACTATCATTTATGTGAGAAGGATATTTCTAAGTTTTTAGATTTTTACAAAAAAATAAAAGGGGGTGATGATCGTGAAGATTTTATTGATAAAGACAATCCAGCAGAGTTAGTCGGTTTTTTTGTTATGATAACTCAGGCCTATCTTGCTAGTGGCATAACCTATTTCCATTCTAAGGCTAATGATGATGGAGTGAAGAAATAAATATTTGTTGGGACTGTATTGGATTTCATTTCTTGATTTATATTGGTTCTGTTTAATTGAAAGTATAAGGCCTGTCGAATGGAAGGCCTTTATTAATTATGTTTGTTATGGGTTTTGTCTGAAATTCATGATGTTTGAATTGGGTGTGTAATTTTTTTATGAGTTAATAAGCCATGAGATGTGTTTTATTTAATGCCCTACTCGATAATTTTTAGAATGTTTTTTTATATGGTTTATATTCCCATGTGCTTATTTTTACTTGGCTAGAAGGGAGGGATGTCATTCTAATAACTTCATTTCGCTCAATTTCTGATGTGACATAAATGAAAACTACATCATCATTAGTAAATCGTAATGGGTATTTTTCTAGGCGCTTATTGTATTTATCTTTGTTTTTTTTATAAGTTGAAAAGTTTTCAGATATACGGTTTTTGTCTATTTGCTTCAAGCTTGGAACAAATCGCCATTCGTTTTCTGATTTAAAGTTAAAGTTCGGGTCATCAAAATAACTGTTAAATCCGTAAACATGTTTAGTGAAGCATTTTAATTGGATAATAGGTAAACGAAGTGAGTCTGGTATAGTATTTTTTTGACGTGCTTTAAGTAAAGAAACCAACCCTTCAGCTACAGGGGAGTTTTTTTCAACATAATTTACAGGACTTAATCCATTAGCTATAGCCCATTTTTTGCTTAGGGCAACTCCATATTTACCATATGTTATGCGTTTTTTATTCAGTTCAGAGTCGTCATAATCACTAAAAGAAACCATTGGGTGAGCAGAATTTGATATTATCTTTCCTTCTTTATCACTAAAATATTCTCCGCAATACCTTAGCTTAAAGGAATGAGAAGTTAAAATTGATTTAATTATATTAAAATTATTAGTAAAATGAATGATCATTTAAAACCTCAATTTAGTTGTCTATGAGTCGGGTTTTATATGTAACGTCAAGTTTTAGTTGAACAAAGGACATTATATCTTCCCTTTAAATGTATACATTCCATTTTCTTCTTCGTAATATTCATCTAACAACCTATCCCTTTCTTTTAAAAGAGTTAGATTGTTATCGATGAATTCATCTATATCACGCCCACTGGGTAAAGTAAAACCACCATTTATGTGATGTGGTAAATTGTTAATTCTTTCATAGTTAATTGAATTTTTAAAGTTTTCATATTCTAAAGAATCAACCCCTAACCCATTTTCTTCAGTGTAAAGGAAAAGAGTTACGCCGAAATTAAATATACAAGGATAGATGTCGACATATTTTTTATAGAAAACACAAGTTTTTTTTATTGCTGATTGACTTGCGACACTAACACTTGCAGTGATTCTAGAAATGACTTCCAAGGGTAGCAGGCATAGTATACTGAGATCTGCCTGAATAGGTTCTTTAGAAATTAATGGTAATGATTTGGCTTCATTATATATTTCAGATTGATGAATTGCATAATTACGTATTGCTTTAATGGCCAAGAAATTATTATCATCAAAAAAATCCTGATAACCAGCTTTACGAAACTTGTCATTAATACTGTAGGCGGATGCAAGTACTTCACGAACAGAGTCTGGATCTGGAC